TACAGTAGTTTTACCTGTACCGGTTTGTTTAAAACCTTGATTCTTATAATTTATACTCATGATAAAAAGTAATTAAATGCGTCCTGTTCGTTTTTCAAGTCTTGTTGAAAAGAAAAGTTTAATTGATTTTGTAATGTAGTTAAAGACTCTAGTATCTGTCTTTGGTTTTCTACATCGTATTCTTGTTTTGGTTCAGGTATGTAGTTTGTTACTTTAGCCATTAATAACCTGTTCTTCCTCTACCAGTTTTATTAGAGAAAGCTTCGTTAGTGCCTGCTGATTTAAAACCACCTGTTGAATCTGTAAATCCTAGTGCATCGGCTCTTGAGTATACATCTGGATTTGCTTGCCTTGCTCGACTGATTTCATCTGCTCTTGCAAATTTTCGTAGTTCTGCAATTTTTGCTCTGCTTGCATCAGTTTGAGGTGCTTTTCTATTTGCTATTTTTTCAATTCTTTTTCGTGCAGCATTTGCTAATCCAAAACTAGTTGGTCTTCCATACTTACCACCAGTAAGCATATTTAAAAGACCACCGGACACAGGATTATATCCAGCCATGATCCCTGAAGCAACTTGACCTGTAGGTGTTAAACCATAATTTCTTCTGTAAAAATTTTTTATAGATCTTATTTCAGGAGGCTCTTGAGGTAAAATTCTTTTTAATAAACCTCCTGGTGTTAACAATTCTAAGAGTGATGTAATACCAGATTCTTCTTCTTTCTCATCTGGTTCATTAGCAACACCAAAAGAAGTATCAATTCCAAGTGGTGAAAAACTTTTATCACTTGGTGAGCCTTTAACAAAACCTTGAGCTCTATCTACATCAGTCCCAAAAGGAATTGCACTTGATGATGCAGTAATACCCGTATTACTTGGTGGAAAAAAGAACTGAGCAGTATCAGCTGTATTTACAGGTATCATTTTTGCAGGTGGATCTAAAGGTTGTCTTAAAAACTCTCCATTAGGACCTACAACTATGTTAAATTTTTTATTCTGATCTTGTATTTGCTGAATACTTTGACCAGTATCGAATTGACCTATATTAACAAAAGGAAATTGAGTATTAAGAGGTCTTTGTTCTACTCTACCTGTATTTACATTAAAAAAATATTCCATTATCTTCTTCCGTCCGGTTGTGCGTCTAGTCTTAGTGTGCCATATCTCCAGGTTTCACCTGTACCATCATTTTCTATCTTGACAGATACAAGTCTTCCTCTGGCTCGAGTATCTACCTTATCAGTTGTTGACGTAACTGTAAAGGGTCCAAGTGGAGAACTTACAGCCACATCGTCTGGATAGGCACTAACAAGTAAAGTTACTTTAGCATTACCTGTTTGATATTTAAAATCAGGTATAAATCGTCTAACAGCCATAAAAAACTCACCATCTCCTCTATAATCTGCAACACCAGTTTGTTGACCAAGAGCACTACGTCTAGATGTTATGTCCCAATCTCCAGATCGTATAAAGGCAGGAATGGCTGTTGTCGCTGTGCTGTTAACTTGATCGGTTCCTTGTTCGTGTTCGTAATAAATACTAGCCCCATATTTATTTGTAATTCCTAATATATCAGGAAACACCGGTGTTAGTGTATCATCATAATCTGTAGCATACGGATTATCAAACACACTTTGATCTTGATATGTTGTTCTATCTAAAGACGATGTTGTCCAACAGTTTTCAGAATAATTATATGTTACACATCTATCAATCTGTTCAGATCCATCTTTTGGATAAAACCAATTTACTTCTGTGTATAGATTATTTGCACCTGCAAAGATAACATCTCGTGAGTTAAAATTTAATCCAAGATTATCTCCGTCTGTACTAAATACAAAATCTTCTACTAGTGATGGTAATGATTTAACTGTACCATCAAATACAAAAAATCCACCTTGTGAGCCCATCCAAAACACAGCTCCATTTACGAAGGTTGCTGCATGTTGACTAATACATCCACAGTTTGTACCAACTTGTCTGACACTAAATGTAAAAGGTGGTCCAACAAATTGAATAACATATGCAGCAAGATCAGTTATAACAAATACATAATCTTTACCTTGAAGTGCTGCTCTTATTTCATTACCAGTATCTAATCTAAATGTACCGGCAGTGTTGGTTGCTGTTGGTGTATATGTATTTAAATCTTCTTGATTAGAAAATCTTACAAACATCGGATCTTGTGTTGTGGTATCGCCAATGGTTGTTTCAGTTCCAAAATGAAATAAATGTCTGTCTCGATCTGAAACTAGTGTAAATCTGCTCGCTGTAGGATTGTTACCAGTTGCAAAACCTGATGTGGTTAAAGATGCTCGTTGAGCTCTCGGATTTGATGCACCTGCATTCCAGGTAAAAGTTTTACCATTAAATATAGTTGCAACTAACACTTGACCAAAATTATCTAAACTCCAGTTTCCTGGATCCAGAACCACGTCACTAACTGCTCTAGCAGTTCCCCATGTAGAAGCTCCCCATGTAGATGTGCTCCAACCATAACCTGTTGTTTGTGTTGTTGGTCCAACTTCAACATATGGATTAACAGTTACAGCTCCTGCTGCAGTCATCCCCGTTCCTCCTTCAGCACGTGAAGCTTGAACGGTAAATTTATCTACATCAGGTACAGTTAATATTTCATAGGGTTGTTCTAATTCAGCTGCTGTAAAATCTGATGCACCTGTAACTGTGACTGATGAAAGAGTTACATATCGTCCAACATCTAAACCATGAGAACCTTTATTAATAGTTACAGTTCTAGAGGCATTAACGGTTGTTAGTGTGCCTCCAGTGATTGCTGTATCTAAAGGTGTAATATCGTAAAAGTCATTACCATAATAAAGAAATAGACCTTGAGACGTCCCAATAGCAGAATATTTTTCACCTGCAAAACTTGAGAATGCAACTTGTGCTCTTGCGGCTCCAGGTAATGTTTTATTAGCGGCTGTTAATTGTAGCCAACCACCTATTTTTTCTGGTAAACCATATCTAAATCTTACAAAATCACCATCAGTCCACTGACCTTCTGCTCCTGACTCTGTGTCTTGTTTGTTAAATCCTGGCTTGAATTTTAATTTTTGTAGCATATAATAGCTTATATATTAGTTTTTAACAGAATGAAAGATACAAAATAAACCTCAATGAATCTGCTTTATAACATACCTGATAGACTATGGGTTATAAATAATTTTTTAGATTATTCAACTTATAAGGATCTTCATAGTATTATTATAAAAAACAGAGAAGATTTTAAAATAGAAAAAACTAATAAAGGAATTAGCCCCTGGGATAAAAAATTATATGAATTTATAGAAGCTCCTTTTCATTCAAAAAAAACCTTATATCCCGAACATCCTTCTTTTAAAAAATTGGAAGTGCTAACAAAACACAATCCTTATTTTTCTTATCCTAGATTAATTTACGCTAAAGGAAATTCAATGATTCATTACATGACAAAAAATACAGGAATACAATGGCACGATGATCATGGTTATAAATATGGAATAACCTATTATCTTAATAGACGTTGGGATGAAAATTGGGGAGGTGAATTTTTATTCAAAGACACAGAAAAAGGTATTCATGGATTTGTCCCTGTTGCTGGAAATCGTTTAATTATTATAAAAGCCCCCTTTACACACAAGGTAAATTTAGTAAATAGTTTACACATGCCTAGAATAAGTATACAAATGTTTTTAAAATAATATGAAAGAGAAAACAGTTAACATAAACAATTTTATTGGAGTGTATGATAATTACATCGTTCCACAAGACTGTCAAAAGGCTATTGAGCTATTTGAACAACAAGACAAATTTAATAAAACAGTTAATAGAATAAGCGGTGAAAATGTACCCATATATGTAAAACAAGATCAACAACTTTATTGTATGCCTTCTAATATAGAAGTATGGTGGGAAGAGTTAAAACCTCTGATGTTTAATTATCAACTAGCTTGGAAACATTATTGTAAAACCATAGGTGCAGATATGGCTTACGATACCCAAGAATTTTTTCACACAAATTTAAAAATTCAAAAAACTTTACCTTCAGAAGGATATCACATTTGGCATCTAGAACATAATAGAGGTTTTGACAATGAACGTAGAGCTTTTGTTTTTTCTGTATATTTAAATGATGTAGATGAAGGTGGTGAAACAGAATTTTTACACTTTTCAAGAAGAGTAAAACCTGTGACAGGTAGAATAGTTATATGGCCTGCAGCTTTTCCATATGTTCACCGAGGTAATCCTCCTTTATCAGGTGCAAAATATATTTTAACTTCTTGGATGAATTTAAGATAATGGATCACACAGAAACAATAGTAGAAATAAAAAATATAATTAACCCTAATTTTATTAAAAAAGTCATACCTTTTATAAAAAATAAAGCTCGTAAGAATTTAAACACTTTTGATGGACTTAAAAAAGATGTGCGAAATGTAAAAGGATATGACATGGTAAACGAATTAATTGATAATCCTACAGATATATTTTATTGGAATTATATAAAAAAAGAAATAGAGAGATTGTATTTTTTCTATAAAATAAAATTTCCTAAAATGGCTAGTGACAAACTAGATCAAATAGGTTTATTAAAATATGACGTAGGTGGGAAATATGAGGTACATACGGATCATCATACTACTACTCCAAGACATTTAAGTATTATTATGAATTTAAACAATAAATATGAAGGTGGAGATTTAATTTTTACAGATCAAAAAGATAAAGAAATAAAAAGATTTAAACTTGACAAAGGTTCTATAATTTTTTTTCCTAGTAATTTTATGTATGCACATAGCATTCAACCTATTACGAAAGGGAGAAGGTATAGTATAGTTGCATGGCTTCGATAGAAAATAAATTAATTAAAAATTTTTTTAATAAAGAGGAGCTAACTCTTCTTCAAAAATATTGTGATAATAAATTATATAATAATCAAGACTATGTAATAGACAGTCAATCTTTTTTA